GAGATCGCCAACCAGGTGCTGCAAGATCCCGAGCTCAAACCCGACAAGCGCCAGCGGCAGGCCGATCGGATCTCCAGCTACAAGACGATCCAGAACGTCGAGAGGATGGCCCGCACCTACCGCCACGTGGCCACGCACCCGGACGAGTGGGATGCCGACCTGTGGGCCCTGAACACGCCCGGCGGTGTCGTCGACCTGCGCACCGGCGCCACCACTCCTCACGCGGTGGGCGACCGGTTCACCAAGATCACCGGGGTGGCGCCGGGCGGTGGCTGCCCGACGTGGCTGCAGTTCCTCGACCGCGCGACAGGCGGCGACGTGCAACTGCAGGGGTTCCTGAAGCGCATGTGCGGCTACGCGTTGACCGGCGAGGTCCGCGAGCACGCGCTGTTCTTCGTGTACGGCACCGGCGGCAACGGCAAGGGCACGTTTCTGAACACGATCACCTACATTATGGGCGACTACCAGCGCGTGAGCGGCGCCGAGACGTTCACCGAGTCTCCCGGCGACCGCCACACGACCGAGCTCGCCCGGCTGCAGGGCGCGCGCCTGGTCACGGCGCAGGAGACCGAGGAGGGCAAGCGCTGGGCCGAGTCGCGCATCAAGGCCCTGACCGGCGGCGACCCGATCACGGCGCGGTTCATGCGGCAGGACGATTTCACCTACGTCCCGCAGTTCAAGCTGGTGATCGTGGGCAACCACAAGCCCTCGTTCCGCAACGTCGACGAGGCGATCCGGCGGCGCCTGCACTTGATCCCGTTCACGGCCTCGATCCCGGCCAGCGAGCGTGATCCGCTGCTGCCGGTCAAGCTCAAGGCCGAGGCGGGCGGCATCCTGGCCTGGATGATCGAAGGATGCCGCGAGTGGGCCACGCACGGCCTGCAGCCGCCTGCCGTGGTCAAGGAGTCCACCGACCAGTATCTCGGCGCCGAGGACAGCCTGCAGCAGTGGCTGGACGAGTGCTGCGAGATCGGCACCGGGTTCGCGTCGTCCAAGGCGCTTTTCTCAAGCTGGGCGAAGTGGTGCGAGCAGTCGGGCGAGTTCACCGGGACCATGAAGCGGCTGATGTCGAAGCTTGAAAGCCGCGGGATTTCGGTTGGACAGAAGTTTCAGGGCAAGCGCGGGTGCAATGGCATCAGGATCATCGGCGGCTCTGAAGAAAATGAAGTCAATCCTTATTGATCCGGAACAAATGTCCGATGCGGAAAAATCGTCCATTCGCAAGGCATCATTGGACAGTTTTGCCGTCAGTGGACGGGTTTTTCGGTAAGTCTCTACACGTGCGCGCGTAGGCGCACGCGCACATAAGAGGACTATCCCTAGAACCCGTCCAACGCGGCAAGCGGAAGAAGTGTAAAAAGCGCCAAACTGGCAAAGGAGAAAAAATGCTTCGTTCGTTGAACATCGGTGAGCCCGGCTTCGTGTACGTCGAGGCGGCGTTCGACTGGTCCAGCAATGCGCCCAGGCAGTTCATGACCATTGCGGCGATCTGCAGGGCCGGCGGCTTTGAGCCTAAGCCCGGCGATGGCGTTTCTGTGTCGGCCATGCTCAAGCGGCGGGGCATTCAGCGGGTCAAGCACCGGGGCGAGCGTGGTGCGCTCATGCCTCCGCTCGTCGTTGCGAAAAACCCACCATCGCTGTAGCATCCGCACCACGATGAAAAGTCCGACCCTGAAAAGCCTCGCGGTTTCGGCGCTCGTGCCCTACGAGCGGAACGCCCGCACGCACTCGGCGGAACAGGTCGAGCAGCTGTGCCGCTCGATCACGGAGTACGGCTGGACGAACCCGCTCCTGGTCGACGACCAGAACCGCGTCATCGCGGGCCACGGGCGCTTGCTGGCGGCGCAGGCCCTGCGGATGGCTGAGGTGCCGTGCATCGTCCTGTCTGGCCTCAGCGATGCCCAGCGGCGCGCGCTGGTGCTGGCCGACAACAAGCTCGCGCTGAACGCCGGGTGGGACACCAAGCTCCTGTCGCTCGAACTGCAGGATCTGCGCGACGCGGGCTACGACCTCACGCTGACCGGGTTCTCGATCGAGGAACTCGACAACCTCACGCTCGCGCCCGAGCCGGAGGCCGATCCCGACGACGCGCCCGACAAGCCTGCCGAGCCGGTGACGAAGCCCGGTGACGTGTGGATCCTGGGCCCGCACCGCCTGGTGTGCGGCGACTCGACCTCGGTCACCTCGCTTGACCGCCTGATGCTCGGCGCCCCGGCGGATGTGTGCTGGACCGATCCGCCCTACAACGTGGCCTACGAGACCAAGGCCGGCAAGATCGCCAACGACGACCTCGACGACCAGGAGTTCCGCGACTTCCTGTCCGCGGCCTTTGCGGCGGCCTACGCGAGCCTGAAGCCTGGCGCGGCGATCTACGTCGCGCATGCCGACACCGAGGGCCTGAACTTCCGCGCCACGTTCCGCGCGGCGGGCTTCAAGCTCTCGGGCTGCCTGATCTGGGCGAAGAACTCGCTCGTGCTTGGCCGGTCCGACTACCAGTGGCAGCACGAGCCGATCCTCTACGGCTGGAAGCCGGGCAGCCGGCACCGGTGGTACGGCGGTCGCAAGCTCACGACCATGATCGATCTCGACCAGGAGCGGATGCCGTTCACGCGGCGCGACGACGGGCGCTACGAGATCCGCATCGGCGACACGGTGATGGTCATCGACGGGACTGCCGAGATCCAGGAGCTTGTGCCGTCCGTGATCAACGAACCGAAGCCCAAGCGCTCGGAAGGCCACCCGACCATGAAGCCCGTGGCCCTGATCGAGCGGATGCTGCGGAACTCGGCCCGGCCCGGCGACATCGTGCTCGACCTTTTCGGCGGGTCGGGGTCGACGCTCATCGCGGCCGAGCGGCTGGGGATGTGCGCTCGGCTGTCCGAGCTCGACCCCGGGTACTGCGACGTGATCGTCAAGCGGTACGAGGCGTACACTGGGCGCCCGGCTGTGTTGGAGGTGCGTGATGAGTAGGGGTGGCGCTCGTCCTGGCGCGGGCCGCAAGCCAAAGGAGTTCAGCGCGGAGCAGCGCACGATGATCGAGGCGCTGGCCGGCTACGGCCTCGGCGTGCGCGAAATCAGCGCCGTGGTCGGCACGACCGACAAGACCCTGAGCGCGCACTGCAGCGAGGAACTGGAGCGCGGTCGCGCGAAGGCCAACGCCCGGGTGGCGCAGAGCCTGTTCGAGCGGGCCACGAAGGACAAGGACACCACGGCGATGATCTGGTGGACCAAGGCGCGCATGGGGTGGACCGACCGCGTTGCGGTGGAGCACACCGGCGCCGTGCAGGTCGTCGTCGTGAAGGACTTCACGGGCCGCCCCGATGCCTGAGCCGAGGCGGATCGAGATGCGCTACCGGCCGCAGGGCCCGGTGCTGGAGCGCTACATCGCGGGCAAGGCCCGGCGCGAGTTCATCATGGGCCCGCTCGGCTCCGGCAAGACAAACGGCAGTTGCTGGAAGGCGTTCCGGGCGATCATTGGTCAGGCGCCGAACCGCGAGGGCGTGCGCAAGAGCCGCGGGTATGCTGTTCGCAACACTTACCCGGACCTGATGGGCACGACGGCCAAGGACTGGCGCGACATGTTCGGCGAAGAGTTCGGCCGCTTCGTCGAGGGCGGGCTGGAGCCGCCGACGCACCACATGGAGTTCAACCTCGAAGACGGCACGCGCGTCGAGGCCGAGGTCGTCTTCATCGCGCTGGACCGGCCGGAGCACGTGCGCAAGATCCGCGGTTCGCAGCTGACTTGGGCTTGGATCAACGAGGTCAAGGAACTAAACAAGCAGATCGTCGACATGCTCGACCTGCGCGTCGGCCGCTACCCCTCGGCGGCTGATGGCGGGCCGTCGTGGTTCGGCATCTTCGGCGACACCAATGCGCCCGATGAAGATCACTGGTACTACCGGCTGGCCGAGGAGGAGAAGCCCGCTGGCTGGGTGTTCCATCGACAGCCTGGCGGCGTGGTTCAGGTTGGCACGGGCGACACCATCAGCTGGGTTCCTAACCCGGGCGCCGAGAACCTGCGCAACCTGCCGAAGGGGTACTACGAGGACGGCTGCAGCGGCAAGACGATCGACTGGATCAAGGTCAACCTGGCCAACGAGTACGGCTTCGTGCAGGACGGCAAGCCGGTGTACCCGGAGTACGTCGACAGCGTGCACTGCCGATCCTTCGAGCTCGTGCCTTCGGCGGGCCTGTGGGTCGGGCTCGACTTCGGCCTGACTCCGGCGGCCGTGTTCGCGCAGCGCATGGTGACGGGCCAGTGGCGCTGGCACCGTGAGCTTGTAACGACCGACACCGGCGTGATCGCGTTTGCCGGGCTGCTGAAGCAGGATCTCGCCACCCACTACCAGGGTGTGCCGATCCACGGGATCACCGGCGACCCGGCCGGCGACCAGCGCCAGGGCGGCGACAGCGAGGAGAAGGTCCGCACCGTGTTCCAGATCCTGGCGGCCAACGGCGTCGAGGCCAGGCCGGCGCACACAAACAACTTCACGAAGCGGCGCGAGGCGGTGGCGGCAGCGTTGAGCCGCATGATCGACGGCGCTCCTGGGCTGCTGGTGCACCCGCAGTGCAAGACAACCCGAAAGGGCATGGCCGGGGCCTATCGGTACCGGCGCGTGCAGGTCACGGGCGACGAGCGGTTCAAGGACGAGCCGGACAAGAACGGGTACTCGCACCCCTGCGAAGCGGGCCAGTACCTTATGATGGGCGCGGGCGAGGGCCGTGCCGTCGTCGCGGCGAAGCGCGCGTCTCCGCTGCCGACCGTCGCCATCACCGACTACCAGATCTTCGGATGAGGACCCCATGAGTGGACTATTCGGATCCAAGCCGCCGCCGCCGCCGGAGCCGGTTCCGGCGCCTGTGGTGAACCAGGAGATCGTCGACCGCAACACGGCCGACGTGC